TAATATGGAGAGATGATTTTTTAAAATATATTGAACCAAGTGAAATAGTTAAAGTTTCATATTGGAAAACTTCAATTTTATATGAATCATTATGTAATAAAAATTTAAAATTTATTGAAAAAATATTATTAAATGAACATTCATCAAAAAAAATTATTTTTGATGTAAAATACAAACATTTTCCGGAATATTCTGGTGAGCATACTTTTATATCATTATTAACATTTTATATTGATTTTTCAAATTGTGCAAAAATAAAAAATAATCTTATTAATATTTTTAATATATGTTTTAATAATTTCAAAAGTTCTATTAATTTTAATAATTTCAATATTATCTCTTGTGTTGTTAAAAACAATTTTAATAATTTTTACAAATTAAATAAAATAATAATTCATGATAATTTAAATAATTTCAATTCAAAATTAATAGAATTGGAAAAAATTGATGAATTTAAAAAAATTGAACAAACAAACTGGTCAATTACAAATTGTTTAGATTGTAAATTTTATGATTTGTGTGAAAAAAATAATAATGAATTTATAAAATGCATTATTGACAAATATTTTGAATTAAATTCAATTGAAGATATTAACAAAAATAATTTAATTTTGGATTCTTTTAATTTTGTTTGTGAAAATAATTATTTTGAATTAATTGAATTATTATTTGATAAATTTATTAAATCACATTTGGATTTCTTGGTCAGTTTAAATTATGATAATTTTAAATCAAAACAAAAATCTAAAAAATTAAATAATTATTATTTAGATGAAGTTGTACATTATTGTAGCAAAAATGGTAATTTTCATATCATTGAAAAATTATTTGATTTAAAATGTGAATTTAATTATTTTTCATTTGTTGATAATTATAATACATTTTTGTTAGAATTAATAAACTACAATTTTCCAAATAAATTTATTATTAAAGTTATAAATGAATTGGGTGAAGACTGTTTTCCACAACATTTGAATAAAAAATATAATCATACAGCATTAACATTATCCAGCATTAAAAATAATATTGAAGTATTTGACACATTAATAAATAAATTTGGAAAAAACATTCACCCATGTGTATAACTTCATTTTTACATAAAATATCATGACATTTATTCCAACATATCCATCAATTCATTATAATTATTATAAATTAATAAAAATTGAAAAATAATTTCTCTCTATTCTTTAAATAATTAAGTAATAATAAGTAATAACGACTACTAACAATATCATAATGGATTTTTTTGCAAATGAGATTAGAAAGGAACAGTTTAAACAGTATGGAAGAGAGACACAATCACCAATTGAGTATTTAATACAACTTTACACCAATAAAAATATGATTACTCTTGAAACAGGTGAAACAGTTTTACATTTTGAGTATTTAATTAATAGATGGTGTTCTCCTAATGTTTATATTTTGTATCATCTAAAGAAATATGAAATTGAACAAACAAATACATTTATATTATCTTGGAATCATCATTTAAATAAATGCGAAACATCCAATTAGTAATTTGAATTCAGTTGTAATGGGTGTAATTTGTTCTTTTTTATAATAAATTAAATAATTTCTTGAATATCATTATTTGTTATTTTTTTAACTGCTTCAATATCATCACAATTATTTTCTTCTTTTAATTTATTTATTAAATTATACAGACTAATATTTCTTGATTTCTTTTTATTTTTATATTCTTCTAAATAATAACCATATTGACCGTTTTTTAATTTATAAATATCTTTCTTAATTTTCCATTCCAATGAAATATTTTTATTTAAAAAATCTTTTACATATTTTAATATTTTCTTATTTGTAATATCTTCTTCTTCATATAAATCATTTAAATCAATATATGTATCATTAATATAAACATATTTTCTTCCCTTTTTACTTATTTTAACTTCAATATTATTACCATCAATAGTTCCTATTTCTTGAGGAATATTTTCTTTAACATATTTTAATATATCTTTATTTTTTGGTTTTTTATCATCTTCAAATAATTCTTCAACACTCATTGTTTTTTCATTAAAAGATACATAATGACCGTGTTTTCCTTTTAATAAATTAACATCATTATCATCTATTTTACCAATAATATTTTCTTCTTTTTTAAATTCTTTTTTATTAATTTTAAGCGTATCTTCTTTTTCTTGTAAATATTGTAAGAAATCTACCAATATATCTTTTTTATCTTTTTTACCATCTGCAATTTTATCTAAATTTTTCTCCATTTTAGAAGTAAATTTATAATCCATAAATAATTCAAAATTTTTATTTAAAAATTCTGTTGCTTTTAATCCTAATTCTGTAGGAACAAATTTATTTTTCTCTTTTCCAATTGATATACCCTTTATTGTTGTTTCAACTTTTTCAATATCATTTTTATTAATTGTAAAAATATTTGTATTAATAACAGAACCTTTAATCTCTTTAATTTCTACATATTTTCTATCAACTATTGTAGTCATTAATGAAGCATATGTTGATGGTCTTCCGATATTCAAATTTTTAGGGTCTAATTTTTTTACTAATGAAGCTTCATTATATCTTGGAGGTTGATTTTTAATATCCTCTGTAGCATAAATTTTAATCCAATTAAACTTTCCCTTAAAAGTTTCCAAATCTATTTCTTTATTATTATTTTTATTATCTAATATTAAATATCCATTAAATATCAAATTTTCAATACATCCTACTAATTTATAATCATCTAATTTTTCCTGATTTAACATTTCAACTTCCATTTTAATTGATTGAAATTTTGCAGGAGACATTTGTGATTGCATTGTTCTCTTCCAAATTAATCTATATAATTTATTTTCTAAATCACTCAAATTTAAATTATCTACTTCCATCTTTGTTGGTCTTATACATTCATGAGCCTCCTGTGTATTATCATTTTTTTTCTCATACACTTTTCTTCTATAATAATTATCTCCAAATTTTTTAATAATTTCACTTTTAATTTTTTCAAGTCCTTCATCAGAAATAGATATTGAATCAGTTCTCATATATGTTATATGACCTCCTTCATACAATTTTTGAGCTATACTCATTACTAATTTTGAATTAATATTTAATTGTGATGTTGCCACTTGCTGTAATGTAGATGTAGTAAATGGTTCAGAAGGATTTTGAAGTTTTACTTTTGATGATATGTCAAATAAATTAAATTTTGATTTAGCCATTCTTTTTATAATTTTTAAAACTTTTTTTTCATCACTTTTATCAAAAATTAATTTTTTATCTGGTGATTTATTTGAACCATCACTCTTATCGCTTGTTTCTTCATCACTCAATATTAATTTAAATATAATTTCAAATTCATTAATTTTTATATTACTATTAATATAATAAAATGTTGATTTTTTTGAATTATAATAATCATTAATTTCATTTTCTTTATCAACTATTATTTTAACAACAACAGATTGAACCCTTCCAGCTGATTTAGCATTCTCTACATTATTTAATAAAATCGGTGATACTGTAAAACCAGTTGAACGATCTATTAATCTTCTTGTTTGTTGAGAATATACTACATTCATATTAATTATTGATGGTGAATTTATAGCATTAACAATTTCCTTTTTTGTAATTGATGTAAATATTATTCTTTTTGCATTCTTTACTTTTAATTCTTTTGCTAAACTCCAAGCAATCATTTCTCCCTCTCTATCTTTATCTGTAGCCAAATAAACATTATCTTTTGATATATTTTTACAAGATTTTTTTAATTTTTTAATAACATCCTTTTTTGTTGGAGAATATTTTGGTTCATAATCATTTACTTTAGGTTTCCATCCATGTTCTAAATCAATAATATGACCACAAGAAGCCATTATAATATAATCATTTCCCAAACATTTTTTAATTGTTGGTATTTTTGATGGCGATTCGACTATTACTAATTTTGACATACTTAATATTATTATTATTTCATATGATATTATTATTCAATTTTTATATAAAGATTAAAAAAATATGATTAAATATATAAATATATTATACCTAATACAATTAAAAATTATATTAAATATAAAAATCGAGCCTTTAAAGCTCATGATGATCATTTGACACCTTATAGTAAAATAATACTATGAGAAGGTGTCATCACATACTGTCAAGTTAAAATATTTTTGGAAAAATTATTATCTCTTAATTTCATGTTTTATACATTAAAAAAGAATTAAATTATTATTCCTTTTATTTATATTTTAATAATTTTAATATATTAACATCTACAAGACCATTTAATGGTGGATATATAACCTACCTCTTACCATAGTTTTGGTTTCAATATATTGAAGAGTAAATCATCATAGATACTATAACAATTCATTACTAATATTATTATAAAAAAATACTTAAAAATAAAAAAATACCTAAAAACTTGAAACTATTAAATGTTTTAAAGATTATGAAGTTATTTTAATTTTTTTCATAAATTTTTTTAAAGGTTCAATATTTCTACATTCAGGTATTGGAATTAATATATTATCTAATATATTAATAAATTCATCTTTATTTAAAATGTCAGAATATATTTTTTTTATTTTTATATGTGAATTAAATAAATCATAAATATTATTAAAATTTTTTATTTTAAAATTTTTTTTATTTGTTTTTAAGAAACTTTTTATTTTCATATCTTTATGATTAAATTTACTATAATATGATAATTGTATAATATTAGTAAATTTTTTTGTATCAATATCTAATTTTAATTCTTTTATTATTTTTTGAGATATATTATTTAAACTATCTACACAAAAAATATTAATAAATATAAACATTAATAAAACATAAATATAAGTAAAATTATAATTATGTTCTTTATGTGATTTAATCACATTAATATCTAATATAGCATTTGTTCTAAAAATTTTACAATTATTAAAACTTTTAAAATTATCACTTTCAAAATATATATCCGTAATTGTTATTTTATTGTATTTATCTAATAATATATTAGATAATTTAAAATCCATTACCATTTTTTTTGTTTTACAAATTTTTTTTGATAATAAAAATAATTGTTGAATTATAAAATAACTATTATCTTTATTACTCTCATCACTGAAATTATAATGCTTTAAATCTTTTCCACCATAATTCATAATACTATAATAATTATAATCATCTTCATTATTAATTAATTCACCCGCATATGTTATATCAACAACAAATTCTTTTAAATCTTTTTTTAAATGTTTATAACAACCTTTTAAAAATTCTGGATTTTCATTAGTAGATAATTTTATAACACACTCTACCTCATTTAAATCACATTTAAACACTGTTCCATAACCACCCTCACCACAGTAATCAAGTATTTTTAATTTTTTTATATTCTCCTTTTTATCATTAACCATTTTTATTTTTATCTCATCCCCAACACTTATTTTATTATTTATATTTTCAATATTATATATTTTCATATCTTATAATATTTCTATATAAAAATAGATTTTATTATTAACAAATTTTTAAGCTATTATACTTAAAAATATCTTTCCAAAAAATTTTTAAAATAAATTAATAAGATTTTTATTAATTTTGTATATCATCCTTTAATTTAATAATTTTATTCTTATTATCGTTTTTATCATTCTTTAATTTTTTAATATCATCTTCTATTAATATTACTTTTTTATTTATATTATTATCATCAACTACACTTTTATTTATCATATTTTTACCATTGTAAATAGCAGTATTCATAATATTCAATATTGAATTATATAACCCTTTAAATTGAATTTTTCCTTCATCATCTACCAATGAAAAACAACTTCTTAAATATAATAAATCTATAGCATTATCACTTGTATTTTTCCACATTTCATTAACCATTTTAAGTTCTTCTTCATCATCTCTATCAATATCTAAAATTTGAATTATACAATTCCTCATTACTTGACGCATTACCCTTTTTTTATCTCCATCTATCCATTTATT